TTGCTCTAAGTGTTTATTTTTAGGAGATATTAAAGAAAAAACTGGATGTACTTTATTAAAATTAAAAATTCCTTTTGAAATAGGTATAACAACAAGGCTAAGCAATTGTCCTTTAGTAGAACAATAATATAAAAATAAAGGTGTGATAAATTGGTAAAAATTAAAGATGATAAATACTACACTCCATCTTATTTAGCCAAATATTGTATAGATAAAACATATGAAATTATTGGTGAAGAAAATATATCTGAAGTTATTGAGCCAAGTGCAGGAAATGGAAGTTTTAGTAATCAAATTCCTACATTATGTTGGGCATATGATATAGAGCCTGAACATCCTAGTATTAAAAAACAAGACTACTTGACTTTAAATATCAAATATTTATGGGGCAGATTAATAATTGGTAATCCACCTTATGGAAATTGCATGAATATGGCACAGAAATTTTATAAAAAAGCAATTAACGAAGGAGATTATATAGCTTTTATCTTACCTATTAGTCAACTATGGAACACAAATAGTCTATATGAGTTTAATTTAATTTATAGCGAAGATTTAGGCAAACAACAATTTTCTGATAGGAAATTACATTGTTGCTTTAATATTTACAAAAGACCTGATGGTGAATTAAATACTAAACCTAAAAATAAATTAAAAGATGTAACAATATTAAGACAAGATAGTAAAAAATTCAAAGAAGTAGATAATTATGATTTAAGAATGTGTTATTGGGGTGATGGTTCAGCAGGTAAAATACTTAAACCTAATGAAAACTATTCTGCTGAATATAAAATTATAGTCAACAATCCACAAATTAAAGAAAGAGTTATTGATGTATTATCAAATATTAATTGGTGGAATGAATTGAATTGTATAGCAATGTTGAAAATTCAACAATTTCATATCGTTAAAGTGTTAAAAAAGTATATACCTGAAATAGAATAGGAGAAAATCATGACAAACTTTGAATATATTACGCAAAGCCCTGAAATATTAGCAGAATTTCTAGAAAGTTTAAATATAGAACAAGGAGAACAAGCAATATGGGAAGATTATTTAGGTGAATCAGCATTGAGATGGTTGAATGAAACTATATAAAAGGAGTATTTGATTGTGAAATTTTTATTTGGTGATATTGTAGTAATAAACGAAAATCAAATTGGTGTGGTAGTAAAAACATGGGAAAAATTATCTCTTAATACCTATGAATATGAAATTTACAATAGAATGACAAATAGAATTGAAACTTATTTAGAAGAAAATGTTGAGAGGTATAGTGTAAGGCATAAGTATTTAAATGAAGAAGAAATGGAATATCAATGGAATTATTAATAAATTGTATTTTATTAAAAGGTAAAATGACTGAGTGTAGGAGAGATATGATAAGACTTGAAAAGTTGATGTATGATTATGGTTTATAAATTATAACTTATATTTTGGAGGTATAAATGATTTCTTATAAAAAAAATAAGAAAATTCAACAAATAAAGAATAAAACTTTAGATATGATTCTATTCCCAATTAGAGTAATTTTAACGCCTATATATAAAATACACAAAAAATACAAATCTAAAAAAAGATATTCTTATAAAACTATTTTAAAACTAGTTCAATATTGTATAGATTATCATTTAAACCATGATGATTATATATATGTAGCATTTACAAATTGGGTTAGCGAAGAATGTGAAGATTATGGTATTTACGGATATAGCAGTTTGTGCGATATTTCTTGGGGATGGAATGGTGAGCATAAAAAAGTTAAAAATAAAATATCACATGCTTATTTTAATCAAAAAGACGAATATGTTAAGGCAGTAAAGGAATTATGTGGAAATCCCTTGTCTTAAGAAGAAAAGAAAAGAGAATTTACGAGAAAATTAAATAATGGCACGACTTATTTGCAACATGTATATTATCAGATACAAGATAAGGAATTGTGTAAAATTAATAATAAATACGCTGAATAAAATTTATCTTTTATTGCATTAAATATAAAATAATACTTATAATTAGGTGGTGATTTAATATAAATATTGCTATTATTGATGCTGATTTAATAGGTAGAAAAAGTCACAGGTTTCCAAATTTAGCTTGTATGAAATTGAGTGGTTATTATAAAAATTTAAAAAATAATGTTGAATTAAAAATTAACTATAATAATTTAAATCAATATGACAAAGTATTTATAGCAAAAGTATTTACTGATACGCCTATACCTGAAGAAATATTAAAATTACCTAATGTTAAATATGGTGGCACAGGTTTCTTTTATGACAAAGCAGAACCGTTACCTCATGATATAGAACATCATTTTCCAGATTATCATTTATATGATAGTTGGGTAGAGACTCAAGTAAATAATGGATCAAAAAGAAAAGAGTTTGAATATTATCTTGATTATTCTATTGGATTTACTACAAGAGGGTGCTTCAGAGGTTGTGAGTTTTGTGTTAATAAAAATAGCAAACAATCTGCAGTACATTCCCCTATATCTGAATTTTTAGATGTTAATAGAAAATATATATGCCTACAAGATGATAATGTTTTTGCATGTAGTTCATGGAAGTCTATATTTGAAGATTTACAAAATACTGGTAAACCATTTACATACAGACAAGGACTTGATGAGAGATTATTAACTGAAGAAAAAAGTATTGCTTTAAGTAAATCTAAATGGCGTGGAAATATAATATTTGCCTTTGACAACATTAAAGATAAAGATATTATTATAAAAAAATTAAAATTATTTAAAAAATATAATAAAAAAACTCCTAAATTCTTTGTTTTTAGTGGTTTTGATAGAAAGAATAAGTGGGATGAAAGGTTTTGGGTAAATGATATAGTAGAAGTTTTTCAAAGACTTGAAATATTAATGCAATATGAGTGTTTACCATATTTGACAAGGTTTAATAAATATGAAGAAAGTCCATATAGAGGTATGTATATTAATTTTGCAAGATGGTGCAATCAACCAAATTTCTTTAAGAAAAAATCATTTAGAGAATTTTGTGAAGCAAATGGTGAAAAAAGTGCAACAATGAGATATATGAGAGAATTTGAAAAGAAATATCCTGAAATTGCTAAGAAATATTTTGATTTAAAATATCCTCAATACTATATCTAGTATTTAAATATAAAATAAAACACAATATATAGTATATAAAACGCCATAAAATACAATTTTTATCGTTTTGCCGATAAACATAAAATAATACTGTTTAGGAGTGATTGTTTGATACCATTTCCAAATAAAAAATACAATATCATACTGGCTGATCCACCCTGGCAATTTAAAAATTACTCAGATAAATGGCATAAAGATAGAAAAGAGAGTAGATGGGTAGGTAATGAGTATAATTGTATGACTATCAATGCTATAAAACAACTTCCTGTACAAAAAATAACTGAAGATAATACTGTTTTATTCCTATGGGTTACTTTCCCTACACTTCAACAGGGATTAGAAGTTATGGATGTATGGGGATTTACATATAAAACATGTGCATTTAATTGGGTTAAAAAGAATAAAAAAGCAGATAGTTTCTTTGTGGGTATGGGTTATTATACTAGAGCAAATAGTGAATTATGCTTATTAGGCACAAAAGGTAAGCCATTAGAAAGAAAGTCAAGGTCAGTACAGCAATTAGTAGTAAACAAAATTAGGGAACACAGCAAGAAACCAGATAGCGTTAGAGATATGATAGTAAATTGTAGCGGAGACTTACCACGTATTGAACTATTTTCAAGAGAGAGTACAGATGGTTGGGATTGTTGGGGAAATGAAGTAAATAAGTTTTGAGAGGTGTATCGAAAAAGGGTTTCCAGTAGGTATAGCAAACCAGTAACCCTGAGCCTGTAAAGCAATCAGGCAACAGACCATTGGGTAATTCCATAGGAGTGCTGTTAGGTTATACACACCTCTTATATTATATTCAGCAAACTACAACTGACTTCCTAACCACTAACCTTTTGAATAAAGGTAATGTTAGTTATCTAATAATATCAATCAAATATAAAGGAGTGATTTATATATTCAAAGGATTTAAACTTAGAAATTATTTTAAAAAGAAAGAAGATAAAAAAGACTTAGATTTAGATGATATTATTGAGAATTTCAAACAAACATTAAAGGCAAATAAGGATTTAACTTTTAAGAATTTAACTTTTGATGAATTTTTAGAAATTAAAAAGATGGCAATTAATAATGAGTGTACTGTTAATTATGTTGCTGAAAAATTAGAATGTAACATACAAACTGCTAAATGTTTAGTTGAAAATTGGAAAACGGAATCAGAAGGGGTGATTTAACTAGAACAAAAATTAAGGGATAAATTAAGGTAAAATTGAAAGGAGTAATTAATTTTGTATGAAAAATTAATAAAAGAAATATTAGAAAAGAAAAGAGAGATAGTAGAAAAAATTTCCGAACTGCAGAAACAAAAAAGAGCATATGAAAATGTGTATAATTCTATTAAAGAATTACAAAGTCAATATGATAAAGAAAATAATAATTTAGCTTATCAAAAAGGTATATGTCCATTTCCGAAAGAATGTGATCAAAAGGATTATTGTACTAAGGGATGTAATGCTGACACTTGTAACAATGGGCATGCTTATAGAATGAGTTAAACAAATTATAATACTTGACATAAAATAATAAATAATATATAATATTTAATATAAAGGTTAAAATTTAAAATTTAGAAAGGATGGTATTTAATGGTTACAGAAAAAATGTCAGTACATAAAGCATTAGCAGAATTAAAAATTATAGGAGATAGAATTGAAACAGCAATTCATTCTGGTATCTATTGTAAAGCTAATAAATATTCAAATGAAAAAATTAATGGTGTTTCTGTAGAAGATTTTAAAAATCAAATTCAAGGTAGTTGGAATAAAGTAAATGATTTAATTAAGCGTAGAAATGCTATTAAAAAAGCAGTTGTTTTATCAAATGCAACAACTGAAGTTAAAGTTGGAAAAGAGAAGTTTACTGTTGCAGAAGCAATTGAAATGAAAAATAGTGGTATGCAATATAAAAGAAATTTAATAAATGCTTTAAATAAACAATATATTGAAGCAATTAGAATTATTGAAAAAGAAAATGGAGATACACTTCAACAAAAAGCAGAAAATTATGTAATGGGTTTATATGGTTCTAAAGAAGGAAAAACTTCTGCTGATGAAATTGAAAAAACTAAAAAGCAATTCATTACTAATAATACTTTTGAATTAGTTGATCCAATAAAAATTAAAGAAAAAATTGATTCTTTAGAAAAAGAAATAAATGAATTTGAAACTGAAATAGATTCTGCTTTATCAGTAAGTAATGCTATTACTGAATTAACAATAAAATACTAAAACAAGTTTAAATTATTTACTACTTTCCGAAAATCTTTAACTACAATTCATTAGTCTTTTAATGTACTTAGACTGGTGTAATAAATTAAAAGAAAGTACATGCCTTATCTTTATAAGTTAAGAAAGAGTTGTGGTGATTTACAAAGAATAACAAACATTAAAATAATTGTAAAGAATAAAGATAAAAGTTAAAATTTTAAAAATCAAAGTTAAAAGTTTATTTACTGAGTTTAAATATTAAATAATAAAGATTTAAAGTGGAAAGTTTTACAAAATCCCTGATTAACGGTTTAGTATAATTGTACTTGACTTTAGATTTCCGCAGGGCTGGAAAGTAGTAAATAATTTGTTTTTATATATAAGATAAAACTACCAATTTATTAAAAGGGGAAATTAAACAGATGTACGATTTAAAGAAAGTTGTTAAATTTATAGAAAAGAAAAATAATATTATACTAATGCCTTTTCAGGTTGAAATGGTCGAATGTATTCTAAAAGGTGAAACTTTTGCATGTCCTAGAGCAGTTGGAAGAAGTATGTTGTATCAAGGTGTTGCAGACTTTATTAAATATCAAGATAAGGTTTATATTGATAGAAATAAAGTTGATAAAATAATTGATATTGATAGGGTTTGTGATGAATATACAACATATGAAGATTTTTATAACAAATCAGAAAATAAACATATGTTCACAGACTTAATGAATTGTAATGCTGACTTTAATAATTTTAAATAAAACAACACTTTTATCTCATTAATATAATAATAATACTCCTATTTATCACCTTTAAGGTGTTTATATAGATATAAAAACTAAGAAAGGAGGATATAAATTATTTCCAAACAAAGAGACAACAAGGAGGAAGTAAATGATTGAATTTAAAGCACAAAGTCAGATTAAAGATAGAGTATATGAAAGATATTTAGATGATAGAATGATTATTTTAAATGAAGATGTAAATGAAGATTTAATAGAAAGACTAGTAATGCCTATAATTAAATTCAATAACAAAGATGATGAAAGAGAAGAAAAAGAAAAAGATTTTAATAGAAATGATAAAAATAATATTATAAAGGTTTATATAAATTCTTATGGTGGTTATATTCACGATGGTTTAAGTGCAGTTAGTACAATGCTTTCTTCAAAAACTCCTATTTACACATACTGTTTAGGTAAAGCAATGAGTATGGGACTTACATTATTTATTGCTGGGCAAAGAAGGTTTGTACAAAGATATGGAACTTTAATGTATCATGATGCACAACATTATTTAGGATATAATTCTGTAACAGGTCACAAAAACACAATAGAAGAAGATCAAAGATTAGTTAAGCAAATTGACAATATAATAACTTCAAGAACAAAAATCACTCAAAAACAATTAGATAAATATAAAATATCTCATCCTCNNCATCCTCATGAATGGTATATTGATGCAGAAACAGCTTTAAAATATGAAATAGCACACGAAATTATATAGGGAGGAAATTCATATGGATAAAGAATTATTAGAACAACAAAAAGAAGATGAGATTCAAGAGGATGTGTTTGTAGATGTTCCAGTGGTTGATTTTGATGAGGGACTTTTTCTAAAAGGTGTTGACGAAATTTCTTTACTAGCAGGTAAAATAACGGGACTAGTAAATGTAGGTATTCATCCAACCGATGCTTTAAATTATTTTTTAACATTACAGCAATACGAACATGAGAAACATTTAAATTCAGAAACTTGTAAACATAATATAGAAGTAGCAAAACATAATGCTAAAGTTCAAGCAGAAATATTAGATAATAGGATGTTATAATTATGGCTAAACGACTAACTAAAGAAGAAAAACAATACAGAACATGGGAAAAGGATAAAGAATTAAATTACATAATTCAATGTAAAAAATGTAAAACTACAATTCCTTTAGGTCTAACCCCTAAATGGGCAATGTGTAAATGTAGCAATGTAATAGTAGATGAGTATAAAACTGTAAATAAAAACTGCATTTTATTATATCAGCGTGAGGTGGTTGCTAGTTGAGGATATTTAATACTAAAGTATATGGATTAAGAGAAAGTATAATTGCTAGTGGTTATCCTATGTTAACTCAAACAGTAGATTGGGACACTTTAACTCAAGAAGAATTTACAGGTTTGGTTGCAGAAGGAATGAAAAGAGTTAAAAGATTGGGTAATGCTAAAAGTGGTTCAGGACATGATGCATTTTTAAAAGGCATAGTGGTTCAAGCTGATTTCCAAAGTCCTCAACATTTTTGGTTACAATGGCAAAGATACCACTTTCAAGATATAGTAAGTAGTCAATCTAAGATGCATAAACTCACCAAGATGGAAATAAAAGATAATTGCACTAAATATATTGATGAGTTTATTTTAAATAGATTAGATGAATTAAAACAACAGTATAATAGAAATCCTACATATGAAAATTTTAGAATACTATTAGACAATTCACCAATTGGATTAATGCTTACAGCAAGAATTACAACAAACTATTTACAATTAAAAACAGAATATAATCAACGTAAAGCTCACAAAAATGAGGAATGGAATACTGTTTTTGTTAATTGGTGTAAAGGATTACCTTTATTCAAGGAATTGTGTTTAGGAGAGTGATTAATTGCGTATCTATTTAATAGGTAGTATTAGCGAACATTTACGCAATGGTGAGTTAGAAAGAGCAACAGAATGGAGAAGTAGGCTTAAAAATAGATTAAAAACACATAATATAGAGTGTTTTGATCCATGTGTTAATTTACAAAATCACTTAACATTAAGCGATAAATCTATAGTATTACAAAATATTTATTATTTAAATAGTTGTGATATTGGTATAGTTAATACAGACAAATTAATTTATTCTCCTGGTAGTTGGTTTGAAATATTTAAATATTATTTTGATAAGAAACCAGTTGTAGCATTTGGCGAAAAACCACCAACACAAGTACCCCATGTTAGAGAAGCAATTAGTGAATATTTTAAGACTGAAGAAGAAGTTGTTAAATATTTAAAATCACTATTTAAGCAATTTAATGAATAGTGTTAATATAAAAATAATACTTGACATAGATGGAAATTGTGTGTTATAATTAATTTTGTGGAAGGAGAAATTGAATGAGGTTACATTTTGGTTTATTTGTTTCTATATTGTTAATCAATATTACTATTGGTGCTTGGTCAGTCAATGAGATATTATCATGGTTTAGTAAATCAATTCCATTTTGGGCAGACGGTTTAATTGGATTATTTGTAGGTCAATTTTCTATTCCAATTGCTGTTATAGGTATGATATTAAGGGTTTTTGGAGTCTTTTAAACAAAGAATAAAAGGAGGGTTTTATGGAAGGTAAAGGAAGAGAACCACCTTTAAAATAAGCTTGTTAAACATATAATAATACTTAGGAGTGTGATTTATTTGGAATTAAAGGAGACAAAGGGTAGTGTTAAGTTTAGAGGTAAAATTAATAGGTTAAAAAATGGTAAAAAATCTGCTTATGCAGAAGGCAAAACTAGTAACGGAAAAGATTGGTCATCATTGAGATTTGGCATTAAAACTTCACCAGATAATAATATAAATGTTGAGTTATTTGGTATGCAATTTGATACTGTTCCTGCTTATAACAGGGATAAAAAAGAAACTTTGTGGGTTGATTGGGATAAACGCAACGATATTCCTGAAGGATATAACTTAATTGGTGTTACTGTAGGTGGAGAAACTAAAGAAGATACTATTTCATTAGTTAATAAAGATGCAGTTGAAATGATTATGGCTAGATTTAATGATGATGATAGTGTATTTGTATTAGCCGAACCGCAATATTCTACTTATAATGATAAACCACAAACAAAATATAGTATTAGAAACATTTATTTCACAACTAATCCATTAGATTTTGAAGATGAAGAATTTAGCGAAGTATCTGATTTTGAACAAGAATTTGTATTTATTAATGCCGATATAGAAAAAGAAACAAATACAGTATATGTTAATGGTTATGTAATTGGATATAAAGGTAAATCATTTGAAACAGTTTTGTTTAAAGTTGACGGTACTAAATATCCTAAATTAGCAAAATCATTTGTTACAAAATTAAAATTTGGTGACTTAATTAAGGTTGCAGGTAAGGTAAATAATAGAGCAGTTGCTAAAGAAACAGAAGAAATGGTTGAAGATGAATTTGGTGGAGAAATCCCTGCTTCTTATAGGCAACCAGTTTATGATTATGACAACAGCATGGAAATTACAGGAGTAGTTAACTACCAAAAAGGTGTATATAAAGAAACTGATTTTGTATTAGATAATGAAGTAAATTTATCTGAAGATAATAAAACAGAAGATGATATTCCTGATTTCTTAAAAGGTTAATAATAAGGGGGTGATACCCCTTCAAGGAGGTATTTATTTGATAGATTTAAAAAATCTAAAACCAAATGTTCCAAAGGTTAGTTTGGATCAATATATGTGGTTAATTGCTGGTATGTGGAGTGCCACCCTATAAAGTAATTTATAGGAGAGAAACCTTGCGAAAGGTGAGAAATCCCGAAATTAAGCGAGAAGCCTAAGTCTTATAAAAAGATATGGCAACTCGAACCGAAGGCTAAATGTAAAAGTTTAGTCAGGGGCAACGCATAGGAAATGAAACTTTGTTTAAGTTGTTTATTTGAGGTGTTGTTAGATTAAGATTAGCAAAGAAGATTTAAACAATCAATTAAATAAACTGTATAAAACATATAAGCAAATATCACATGAAACAGGAATTAATATTCATACATTGAAATCTTATGCTAAAAAATATAATATAACTAAACTTAAAGCATGGCAATACTATAATAATATTTATGGCAATAAAATAGAAGAAATGTACTGTAGTGGATACTTTCTAAATGATATTAAAAATAAATTTAATTTTAACACTGATTATATAATTGTAAAAATTTTAGAAAGTAGAAATATAAAACTTAGAACAGCAAGTGAAAATAAAAAAATTAAAGATATTAGATATATTGATAGCACTAATAATAGAAAATATAAAATTAATCATAATTACTTTAAACAATGATCTAACAATATGGCATACATTCTAGGTTTTATATATGCAGATGGATGTATTACTAATAATTCTTTAAGGATTGTTATTCAAAAAAAAGATAAAAACTTATTAGAGATAATCAAAAAAGAAATTGGTGCTAATACAACAATACATGATGAAGTAAGAACTTTAAATAATAAACAATTCTATTCATCAGCACTTATTATTAAAAGCGTAAAAATTATAGAAGATTTAATTAAATTGGGTGTAGTTGAAAATAAAAGTTTAGTTATTCATTTCCCTCAAATACCTAGTGAATATATTTTAGATTTTATAAGAGGTTATTTTGATGGTGATGGTAGTGTAGGCATACAATATCCATCCAACTCAAAAGGAGTTAAAACAAGTACAGCACAAATTAGAACTAGGATTTGTAGTGGTAGCAAAGATTTTTTAGTTGACATGCGTGATATTTTGTTTGATAAATATAATCTTAGAAATGTTACAGTCTATAAGTGTAAAACTAATCTATATGAAATTGCTTATAGTACTAAAAACTCAATAGAAATTTATAATTTATTCTATCAAAATCCTAAATGTTTATTTTTACAAAGAAAAAAGGATAGCTTTGATAAATTTATTCAAACTAGAATGAATGATTTAAGAAATAAAACAACAACTTAAACAAAGAATATAATTTTCCCAAGAGGTCGGGACTACCTAAAAAGGTAGAAAAAATATGCTGAACTGGATTGGAATTGACCAATCGTAACCTATATGGTGATGAGGGAAACCTCCAGAAATATAGGATAAAAAGCCTATATGATAACATTTTGGTTCCAAAAGCTGGTAAAACTAGTTTGTTTGCTAAATTAGTTCAGCAATACTATGGTGATGTATCACAAGGGTTACTTTTGGCATTTGAAAAAGGCTATCAAGCATTAACAGTTAATGCAGTTGATATTTCTGATTATGAAAATTTTGAAGAATATGTAGATTATTTAGTAGATAACAAAGAAGATTTACCTTTTAAACTTATTGGTATTGATACAGCAGATGTATTATGGGATATGGTACAAGAAGATGTCATTAGAGAATGGAATATTAAAAATCCTAACAAAAGAACAAATGACATTGGTGGAGTTGGAGCAAAGGGTAAATCTGATAGTGGTTTTGGCGTAGGTTACCAAAGAGCAAAACAAAAAGTAAGAACCCAAATAGATAAACTAACTAAAGCAGGATATGGATTAATGGTAATTACCCATGACAAAGATAAAGAAGTAGAACAAAGAGATGGGCAAAAATTCGACCAATTAGTATGTTCGCTTCCTAATTCTGCAAGAGAAGTATTTGTTAATATGGCAGATTTCATGATATTTATCACAATTGAAAAAGAAAAAGATGGCAATGATGTTATTACAAAAAGATATATGCATTTTAGATCAGATGGTTATGTAGATGCAGGTAGTAGATTCCAAAACATGCCACAAAAAATTGAGTATGATATAAATGAATTTATTACTGTATTTGAAAATGCTGTCAAGGCAGAACTTGGTGATGTTGATTTAGATAAAAAAAGAAAAGAAGAACAGAGACAGAAAGAAGAAGAAGCCAAGGAAAATATTAAAAAAATAAAAGAAGAAATATCATTAGAAGATGCAATTGCTAAAGTAAATAAATTAGCAAAAGAAAAAGTGGCAATAGATAAAGAAAAAGTTTTAGAAATTATTAAAAATCACCAAGCTAACGGAAATCCTAATTCAATAGAAGATGTTGAAATTGCCAAAAAGATAATTGAAGAATTAAAAAGTATATAAATCAATAATTGAATACTACCTACTAGCTTCAAGTTAGTAGGTAGTTTATTAAAAAGGTGATTATATGAAATGTAATAATAAGTATTGCAAATTAGGTGGAGAAGTAACCAAAGAAGAAGGAATTAAATACAATAATAAATATTATCACTCTGAATGTTTAAAAATAGTCAAAGATAAACAAGAAATTGTTAGATTATACCTAGAACAAATAAATCCTAATGAAACCAAAGCAATGCTTAATAAAAGTATATATCAATTAATACATCAAAAGGGATATAGTAGTGACTATGTATTATTTATAATTAATTATACAATTAAAAATCAAATTAAACTAAACAATCCTTTTGGACTACACTATGTTGTAACAAATACAGAAGCAATTAAACAATACAAAGAACAAATATTAAGACAAAAAGCAAAAATTATAGAAGATAATATTAAAAGTAATGAATTTAATAATAAAGAAGTGGAATTTAGTTATAAACCATCCCAAAAACCAAAATGGCTAGAGATAAAGTATAAGTAGGTGATAGGTTGAAAGAAAAACTACCACGTGATATTAATGCAGAATGTGGAATAATTGGCTCATTAATTCTTAAACCAGAATTTGTTTTACATACGCCTTATTTAAAACCTTTCCACTTTTACGAACATGAAAATGGTTGTATTTTCTGGGCAATAAATGAATTAATGGAAAGTGGAGTTAATAATATAGATGACTTTAATATTATTACTAAATTAGAAGGAGAACAAAAAGTCAAGAATGTATTTGATAATTTGGATATTCCTTCTATTCAGGATTTTATAGAAAATGCTAAATATGTAGGAAGAACAACATTAGAAGAATATAAATTATTAGTTGATAGGATAATTAATCTTAGTTATAAACGTAATTTACATAGTAAATTAAATGATTTAAGTAAACTATGTTTCAATGAAAATATAAATGGACTTAGCGAATTAAATCTTACCGTACAAGAAGAATTAGCAAACTTAGCTGAAAAATATGTATTAGATAAAAATATTCAAACTCTAGGGGAAAGAATAGATAATATATGGGAAGAAATTCAAGACAGAAGAACAGGTAGTGGTTTATCTGGTTTCCCATCTAAATATCCTTTAATTAACGAATATTTTACTTATGAAACAGGAGAATTAATAATTATAGGTGGTAGGGCAAAGGCTGGTAAAAGTATTCTTTTAATGAATGAAGCAGAACATAAAATTAGAGCAGGAGTTCCTACTGCAATACTAGATACAGAAATGTCTACTCGTCAATGGACTGAGAGATTTTTATCTAAATTAACTGGTATTAAAGTAAGAAATATTAAATCTGGCAATTATGGTTCTACAGATGAAAAAATATTAAAAGATGCAATTCAGTGGATTAAAAATCAAAATTTTGTTCATATTTATGATCCAGATTGGACTAAAGATAAAATTTATACTACTGCTAAAATACTTAAAATAAAAATGGGTTTAGAATTTTTAATATATGATTATATCAAAGTAAATGATAGTTCTAGTTTAAATCAAAAAGAACACAATGTTTTAGGAGATTATGCTAATTTTTTAAAGAATAAAATTGGTGGAGAAATGGACATTGCAGTATTATCAGCAGGTCAAATGTCACCATATGACACTAGATTAGCCGATAGTGATAAACTAAATAGATATGCTAGTGTTGTTGCTTATTGGATAAAAAAAGATGATGAAGAAATTGGAACAGATGGTGAACAAGGAGGAAATTATAAATTAAATATTGATTACAATAGACTAGGTGGACAAATGGAGAAAAATGAAGCAATATATTTCAATTTTAATGGTGATATAGCAAATATTGAGCAAGCACATTATCAAATGTTGAAAGATACTCCTGAATTTTTGAAATAGAGGTAGGTGGTAAAGCACTTGTTGACACAAAATATAAAGCAAAAATTATTAGAAGAACCTAATTTAATAGTAAAAATACTAGAAGAATTAGGTTGTCATAAAATTAATAATAAATACAATGGACAAATTAGAAGTGCTTTACCAGATGGCAATAATCCTACTAGCTTACAAATAATTTTAAATGAAAATTTATCTACTATAATATATTCAAGAACAGATTGGCAAGGTGGAGATTTGATTTCCCTTATTGAATATTTAAAGGGTTATACATTTACTCAAACTTTACAATGGATATGTAAAATTATTGATATAGATTATATATTTGATATTAAAATAAAAGATAAAAAACCATCTGAAACATATAAACTACTCAAGCAATACAATAGATTTAATAAGAATGTTTCTAAAGAAAAAATAATATTAAACGAAAATGTTTTAAATCAATTTATTAAAAAACCACATGAATTATTTATTAATGATGGTATTTCTATAAAAACACAATATAAATATGAAGTGATGTATGATATAGATGATAATAGAATTGTATTTCCCATTAGAGATGATGATGGTAATTTATTATCTGTTAAAGGTAGAAGTTGTATAGATAGCGATGATATACCTAAATATATTCATTATTATCCATTATCAATAAAAGATTATTTATTTGGTTTGCATCTAAATTATTGGGAAATTTTAAACAAAAATGAAGTAATACTATTTGAAGCTGAGAAATCTGTGTTACAATGTGATAGTTTTGGTATAAATAATGCAGTAGCAATAGGTACAAATAAATTAAGTGATGAAAAAATTAAAAAAATATTAAGTTTAAAATGTGATGTTGTATTTGCTTTTGATAAAGGTATTGAGTTAGAAGAAATGCTAGAACAAGCAAATAAATTTAAAAAGTACACTAATATAAAAATAATACTTGACATTAATAACATATTAGAAAATAAGATGTCACCTAGTGATAAAGGAAGAGATGTATTTCTACAGTTATATAATAATAAAATTAAAGTTGGTGAAGATATTTGACTAAAAAATGGTCATTTAGTAGATTAAATGCTTTTAATACTTGTAAATATATGTTTTACATTACTTATATTGAAGGAAATAGAGGAGAAGATAATAGTTTTGCTCAATATGGAACATTAGTGCATGATATATTAGAAAAATATGCTACAGGTGAATATTTAATATTTGAGTTAAGTGATAAATTTATTGATAACTTTAACAAAGTAATAACTTATGATTTTCCACCAAATAAATTTGTAGACTTAAAAGAAAACTATTTTAAACAAGGTAAAGCATACTTTGATAACTTTGATGGTTGGGAAATGTATAAAATAATTACTGCTGAAGAAGAAGTTGAATTTAAAATAGATGGTTATAAATTAGGTGGATTTATAGATTTACTAGTTAGGAATGTGCTTACAGATGAATTAGAAGTAATAGATCATAAATCTAAGAGTGGTTTTAAAAATAAAGAAGAAAAAAACCATTACTTATTACAATTATATTTATACTCTATACCAATCAAAGAGAAATATGGTCAATATCCTAATAAATTAAAGTTTAATATGTTCCGCAAAGGCAAGTGGGAAGAAGAAGAATTTAAGTATGCTAAACTAGAAATGGCTAAACAATGGGTAATTGATACTATTAAAAACATAGAAAAAGAAACAGAATTTGCTCCAACAAAAGATGATTTTTTTTGTAAATATTTATGTTCACATAGAAATACTTGCCAATATAATCAGGAGGAATTAGATGTTTGTTAACTTGCATTTGCATAGTTGTTACTCATTATTAGATAGTATTGCAAAAATAGATGATGTAGTAAATAAGGTAAAAGAATTAAAACAGCCAGCAGTAGCAATTACAGATCATGGCAATGTTTTTGCTACTGTTAAGGCTTTTAAAAAGTGTAAAAAAGAAAATATTAAGTTTATATATGGTTGTGAAATGTATATATGTGATGATATGACAATTAAAGATAAGAGCAATAAATATTATCACTTAGTTATATTAGCAAAAAACGAACAAGGTAGATTAAATTTAAATAAATTATTATCAAAAAGTCACTTAGAAGGATTTTATTATAAACCTAGAATTGATTTTGAATTATTAAAACAATATAAAGAAGGATTAATTATTTTATCAGCTTGTATGGCAGGTGAAATACAAAGAAATTTATATAATAATAATTATCAAAATGCTAAAGAAATTGCATTAAAATATAAGAATGAATTTCAAGATGATTATTATTTAGAATTTCAAAGTCATAATGATAAAGAACAATTAGAACTTGCTAAGAAAGTAGTTAGTTTAAGTAAGGAATTAAATATTCCATATGTAGTTACAAGTGATGCTCATTATGTTAATAATCAAGATAAAGAATTACATAGTATTTTTGTTCAAATAGGGCAAGAAAGAGAAGTAGGAGAAAGTTATAATGATTGCTATATTCAAAATGAAAATGATGTAGAAAATATTTTAAAAAATACTCTTACTAAAGATGAAATTAATATTGCTATTAACAATACAATAAAAATTGCCAACAAATGCAATGTTAATATTCCACTATCTCCTCCATTAATACCCCATGTTGATTTTCCACAAGAATTTAAATCAGAAGAACAATACTTAAAGCATTTATGTGCTATTGGTTGGAAACAAAGAAATATTCACGAGTTACCAAAAGAAAAACAAAAAGAATATGAAGATAGATTAAAATATGAGATACATGCAATATCAGAAATGGGATTTGTAGGATATTATTTATTAGTATACAGTTATGCTAATGTAGCAAGAAGAAGGGGTGTTGCTAGGGGTTCTGGTGGAGGAAGTTTAGTAGCTTATCTTCTTAATATAGTAGATATTGACCCTATTGAATATGGTTTATATTTTGAAAGGTTTATTGATGTATCAGCATTAGACTTATTAAAAGAAGGGAAAATTAATCCTGAAGAATTAAAAATACCAGACTTTGACCTTGATTTTGGAGAATTAGACAGAGAGGAAGTTTTACAATTTATTACTAATAAATATGGAATAGATAAAGTTGCTAGTATAGGGAACTTTCAATATATATGGGATAAGTCTGCAATAAAAGATGTAGGAAGAGTATTAAATATCTCATTTGCAGTAACTAATGAAATCACCAATCAATTAAAAGATATGACTATAGATGAAGCATTATCAAGTGGAATATTTTCTAAATATGAAAAAGAATATCCTACCTTATTCCACTATGCAAAACAATTAGCAGGGTTGCCTAGAAGTTTTGGTATGCATCCATGTGGTAAAATTGTTAGTATTAAAGATTTAGATTATTATACTGCAATTGCAAGTAATAATGAAAATATAGTATATCAAGCAGATATGGATGATATAGAAGATTTAGGATTGGTTAAAATAGACACATTAGGATTAAGGACAGTTGATGTTATATATAATGTATTAGATATGATAGGAAAAGATTATAATTATATTGCTCCAAAAAATATTAACTTTAATGATAAAAAAGTATTGGAAGTATTTAAGCATGGTAATACACATGGAATATTCCAATTTGAATCCGATGGAATGAAAGCAACATTGAAACAAATTCAACCTAATTCATTAAATGATTTAGCTGTTGCTAATGCTTTATATAGACCTGGAGCAAAAGATTATATTTCTAACTTTGCAAAAAGGAAACATGGTCAAGAAGAATTTGATTTTTTACACAAAGACTTAGAAGGTATTTTAAATACAACTTATGGAATTATGGTATTCCAAGAACAATTAATTGAAATTGGTAGATTAGCAGGAATGAGAAATCCTGACGAATTAAGAAAAGCCACAGGCAAAAAGAAACCTGCACTAATGGCAAAAGTAGAACCAGAATTGAAAGAAGGACTGAAAAAAAGAGGATGGACACAAGAACAAGTAAATAAACTATGGGAAGATATGTTAAAATTTGCTAATTATAGTTTTAATAAATCTCACTCTTATGCTTATTCAATTATGGCTTGTATAGTTGCAATGTTAAAGGTGTATCATCCATTAGAATTTATGTGTGCATTGATTAATTCCTATCATGGTAAGCATGATAAAATGCAAGGTTGTTATCTTGAAGCAAAAAGGTTAAATGTGGAAATAGAATTTCCTAAACTAAAAAACACTTCTAATGTTTGCAGGATAGAAAATAATAAATTAATATATGGCATTAGTCTAATAAAACATTGTAATAAAAAAAATGCAGATGAATTGTTTGAATTAAGTAAAAGTAACTATAATTCATTCTTAGATTTGCTAATAGATATAAAAGATAAAACTTCAGTTAATAGCAGACAATTAGATATACTAATTAAATTAGATTTCTTTAATGAATTTGGTAGTAATAAAAAATTACTAAATTATATTGAATTGTTTAATCAATTTTATGGTAAAAAACAATTAAAAAAAGATAAAGTAGATTATCATAATATTTTAGTAAATTATGCTAGAGAAACAGAAAAATCATTCATGGATTTCCAAAGTTATGATTTTCTTGATTACATGTGGTCTACATTAAAAGAAGAAAAATTATCACCATATGAACAAATTATAAGTGAAATAGAATATTTGGGTTATGCAATATCAACTTATCCACAAGATAAAAAAGCTGTTATGGTAATGGAAATAGATACTAAATATACTCCAAAACTACAAATATATGCATTAGCAACTGGAAAAACTGAAACTGTTAAAATAAGTAAAAATGAATTTAACTATAAAAATATTAAAGTAGGATCAGTTTTAAAAATAAATAAATTAATCACTAAACCCAAAAATAGAAAAGTAGATGGTAAATGGGAACAAATTCAAGGAACTAAAGAATATTGGATAAAAAGTTATACAATTTTATAAATAACATGAATATTTTTCCTTGACAAAAATATAATAATACTTTACACTAAAGGTAGTTAATAAAACAATAAAGGTGATGATAATTTGAATTGTCCGTATTGTGATATTAAGATGGGATCAGTAGAAAGCGATTTTACAAACAACAGTGGTAAACATAATAAATTTCATTGTTTCAATTGTGTTTCAGAAGTACATTACTTAAAGAATGAGATAAAAGTATATGACATTAGTAAAAGTGGAGAATTATATTTTTATGAAAATTTACCGTTAATATAACATTAATACTTAAAGGAGTGGTTGAAAAATGATGTGTATGTTTTGTTTAAAAGATATACCTGCAACATTAGAAAATCCAGCAGAATTAATTTTTACTAAAGATAATTTTTATACCAGATGTCCTCATTGTGATAGCTTATTAAAAATAATAGGAAGGAGTTGTGGATGTAATTGCAAAACCCATGTATAGGTTGTAAAAAGTTTTGGTATGTAGGTAGGGGATGTAGTTGTGGAGATTTTTGCAATGATTTAAAATTATTTAGACTAAATAAACAGGTAAAACAAAATCCTAATGCTATATATACTACACCTAGTGTTGATAATGAAGAGTAACCACTATATCTAGTGTTTAAAATGCCATAAAAGTACAGTTTTATGAAATATAACCATACCAGATT